TACATATTTCTGGAGATACTAACATAGAGAACGGTACTCTGTACGCTAATGGTGTTAAACAGTGGATCGACTCATTTGGTATATTCAAATCAAACAGTAACACTGTTGCTGAAAATATAACAATTCCTGCAAATACTAACTGTGTTAGTGCAGGACCTATCACCATTGCTAACGGTTACACAGTCACTATAAATAATAGTGGTAACTGGGCTATTGTATAAAGGATTCAAAAGATGGCAGGTATTTTAAAAGTAGACCAGATCCAAAACACCGCTGGTGTTAATATAATGGATCTGCAAAACGATAATTTGAGAATATGGAACGGAAGTGGTTATTCTGAGATGACAACTCCTGGTGCTTTAATTGGCATTCAGACATTTACATCACAGAATGGAAACTGGGCAGATAGATCAACCTCTGGTGGATCTGGCACATGGACAAAACCATCTGGTTGTAATCATGTCTTAGTGTATGTCACTGGTGGTGGCGGTGGTTGTCGTTGTAATGACAACAATTATCGTGGAGCTGGTGGTGGCGGTGGAGCTACTGCTATCAAATACATTGATGTTTCTAATGTAAACAGTGTCAACTACACCTATGGTGGTGGTGGCGGTTATGCTAGAAATGGTGGTAGAGGAGGATCAGGAGGAACTTCATCTTTTGGTTCATATTGTTCTGCTTCTGGTGGTGCTGGTGGTTATACTGATAACCCATATGAAGGAGGAAGAGGTGGTGACGCCTCTGGTGGAGACATAAACCTACCTGGCGGACCTGGCGAAATGTCTCATGGTTCCAACAGAGAAGGTTGTAGTGGATCTACATTCTGGCATAAAGCAGGATCAAACCATCATAACTCTAGTGATGGAGCAGAAAGCACACATGGACAATGGGGTTCTGGTGGTGCTTATGGATATTATTCACAAAATGGATATGCACATAACAATGGCAACGGTGGTGCTGGTTGCGTAATCGTATGGGAGTATACCTAATGTATCAAGTACTTGTAAATAAAAATAACGGAACTGTACTTCAGTTTTTAAATGGTGGATCAGACAAACAGTTTGAGGTACACGAAGATTTTATTTGGGTTTCATACTCAGATGAAATAGATAAAGGTTGTGGTGAAGCTGACTATGAGTATAACAGAGCAACAAATCAATTACAAAAAATAGTTCGTGAACCAACGCCTTATGATCTTGCTCGCAAACAGGAATATCCAGATTTTGCAGAGCAATTAGATATGCTATATCATGACATGGAATCTGGTGTTGTGCCAGGTAAAGAGAAATCTGAATGGTTTGCGAAAGTGAAAGAAGTTAAAGAAAACAATCCAAAACCATAAATACAATTATAGGAAAGTAGTGTAACCATGTCTCAGTTAACAGTTGGAACAGTTCTTACAGGAAATGCGAGTTTAACGACGCAAGGTCTTAAACTGCCATCCTTTAATAACTCGAATAGACCAGCATCGCCAAACGTAGGTCAGTTAATCTTCAATACATCTGAAGGTAAAGCACAGATCTGGAATGGATCTGACTGGGATGAAGTTGGTGGTGGTATTCCAGAACCAGCTGATATAACTAGAGGTTCGTATCTAGTATCTGATGGTAGTAACGGTGTTTTCTGGGCGTATCCTGGTCAGACTGTTGCATCTGCTCCTCTTACAGGATTCAGATATAGGAGTTTGATAACACACGGTTATCTGGTGGCGGGGTATAAAGGATCTAATCCTTGGAGAACGGTTAATAAAACATGGCATGCGAATGATATTACTTTCTATTGTGGAGAACAACTAACTAGAGCACTTACCTATGCTGACTGTACATGGAGTGATTACTTCGGGTATGGTCATGGTTGCGTTAACGCATTCACGGGATCCTCTAACTTTACAGATTCGATCAACCTACACACAGGTATGAGACGAATGTTTGGTACTACAGGAAGTAATCCTGGCGGTGGTACTTACTCTCCAACCTCACCATATGGTTGGGAAGGAGACGATCCTAGAGGAGTTATGGGATATACAACTGTTGGTGGTTGGAATATGCCAGTTAACCGAGATAGAAACTCAACTGCTACTGCACAGGTACAGCAGTTTGGTTACAACTTAGGTGGAGGTAACTCTGCTGTAGGTAAACTTCACTACCCATCTGAGATCATGTATCAGGTAGGTAACTCACCTTCTGGTAGTGACCACACTGCATCTTGTGGTGATGAGAATAGATCTTGGGCATCCTTCCGTGGTAGTAGATACTACGTCGAACATTCCAATGACAGTTGGTCTGGTTGGTCTTCCAACATGGCACCTGATGGAGTTTGTAAACCACTTCCTTCTAAGTGGGGTCACTTCTATTGTGGTACTGGTAACAATGTTACATCACCTTGGACTAAATACAGTGGATCATCTGGAGCTGGTCTTAAGAACGGAACTAAGGTTCGTGCTTATGGTGAAGAAAATATGATGATGGGACAAGACAAAGGATACATGATGGGACAATATGATGGTCAGCAGAACAACCATACAACTAAGTGGGACTACTCCACTGACGTTGAAACAAATATGCCAGCTGCTACTAGACCAAAAGGACATTATGGAACATCTTCTGGTGGTTGCTGTTCAGCATCCGCTTCTGTAACTGCTAAACGAGCACAATAATGAGATACTTAATCGTCAACGAAAAAGAAATCAATCCAGATCAGTTTGTAAACATGACTGCTTCTGGAGATACCAGACTGCACTACAGCGAAATGTTCTCGTTGATGCATTTCTCATGTGTAGAAGTCAGTGAAATAGTTTTTCAAACTATATCTAAAGAATGGGAACACAAATACTTAGAGGTCACAAAAGCACAAGCGTTTAACGGATCAAACTTCTTCTCAGAAATTAGACCATTTGGTAAAGTTGCTGCATCAGTTGATTCATCTGGTTATGCGTGGACTCCTGCTAACCCAGTTTTAAAAGTACCCATCGAACTTACAGATTCAATTAAGAAGGAAGTTGTAGACTTCATGGTATATTTTGCAAAAGAAATTATTGAAGATGAATATAATACACGTTTTTTAAATCTTAAAAACACCACAGATTTAGAGCAAGCATCTTGGGAGATTCAAAAACACGAAGCAAGAGAATGGTTAGCAAACAAAGGATTGGGTGGTAGTAAAACTCCTTTCTTAGATTACCTATCTAATGAAAGACATATTGATAAAGACACTCTTTCTAATAAAATACTTACAAATGCAGAGGCATACGAAGATAAACTCTCTACAATGTTAGTAGAATACCAGACATTACTAAAGAAATTTGAAAATGCTGATTCTGTATGGGACCTAAATATATTATATGAAGATCACATTGGTATTATGATGCCTCAGAAGCAAGCGATTGAGATGGGGAGAACAAAATCTGATACTGACTGGGATCGAAAACCAGAGTATGAGGTAGAACCCTATGTCTTTAAATTCTGACGCTAATTTTTCAGATATTATTGCAGACGTTAAAAATATAATAAGTTCAGACACAAACGAAATACACTTATCAAAGTCATTTGTAGATGAGTTCGCACTCACTAAGAAAGACTTTGATGTCTTGTCTGCGTCTATGCGTTTTGATAGTGGTATGACAGAGTATGAGTGTGAGCACTTTGTCGCTGATCCACAATTAACTCCATGGAGAAAGGTTCGTCAAGCACTGATGGAACTGGAAACAAGATACCATGCATATATGGAGAATAGAAATAGTCTTAGAAAAGCAGAAATTCTCAGGAAAAGATTGAACAGAGATATGCCAGAACTACCTGACGAACTTGATAGAGAGTTGATGCAGATAGATATGGAAAAAAATGATTATGACATTGGTATCTGGAAAAGAAAACTTAGACAATCTGAACTAGAGTTAAAGTATTTCTTAAATGTTGTTGACAAATATGTTGATGACGATCATCCACTTGAGTATTACTGTACAGAAAATCATCAGGAAGTAAGAATGTATTGGATTGCTCGTATGGGCAAACAAGCAGCAATGGATATTATTTCTTATGGTAGAATTGGTTCTGGTAACATGACTACAATTATGGATATGCCAGAGGAAGATCAGGTAGAGACACTTGGTGTTGCTGTTAAGTATTCTGGTATGATTGGTGGTGGTATTGATAAGTTAAATAAAATGATCGCACCGCAGTTACAAGCACAGTTGGCACAGGAAGGTATAGTAATGCCTAAACTGTTAGAACATAAATATAGTGGACAGGGTGAAAACCAGTACAAATTACAAGGGGAAAATGGATAGATTTTTTAATCCAACTAGTAGACATCTTGATCTCTTACCTGTGATCCATCATGCCATATGGCAAAGGTATGACTTAGGAGATCAAAGTGGTGACCAAGTTACGTATCCACAATTGGATGAGACTGAGTTGGAAAGACTAGCAAACAAACATAAAAATATATTGGTAGAAAATCCTGGCGATGAGCATTTGTATATGGAAGCAGTGATTGTGGATTATGGCAAGTTTCTCCCTACCTCTTAATACTAAACTACCAGAGGATTTTGTAGTAAACCAGTTCATTCCTTTTCTAAAAGAACATAAGGAATATATCTACGATATCTACTTTACTTGTCGTATGCCACCCTTCACACAAGATGCGATGGGTGATGTAATTGATGGTGACGATAGAGAAACAACTTTAAATGCTTTGTTTGTATCACAGGAAAGTGGTATACCTCTTTCTGCAACATTTAATAATATCCAAGTTCCACCTACACAAGAGAACTTGGATATTTTTATTGAGAATTTTAGATTTTTATACAACAATGGTGTTCGTATAGTTACTCTACCACATACGACATGGATGTTGACTGGGCAGATACAAAAAGAATTTCCAGAATTAAAAGTAAAAAATACTATACTTAGAGAAGTTACTAGACCAAATGAAATTGTAAATCTTGCAAAGGCAGGATTCTATTATATCAATCTAGACAGAGATCTCATGCGTGATAGAGATTCTCTACTTAGAATTAAAAAAGCAAAAGAGTATTGTGCTGACATAGGCAAACCTGTAAAGATATCATTACTATCCAATGAATGGTGTTGGGGTGGTTGTCCTATCATGCCAGAACACTATCATTACAATATGGTGAGAGGAAAAGATGATCCACAATATTTTAATGATAGTATTAGTAGAGTATCTTGTTCTACATGGGATGAGAAAGATCCAGCTGCGTCATTAAAAGCAGCAACCATACCTCCATGGAGAGAAGATTGGGAAGAGTTTATTGACCTTGGTATAGATGTATTCAAGATGCATGGGAGAGAAAATGGTATGCGTCTTATGGAAAGTATGAATATTATTAGTAGGTGGAAAAACAATGAAGAAATTTTGCATCCACAATTTAATGATTACATCGAAGACGTATCTCTAGAAGAAAGACCTATTGATATATGGCGTCAAAAAATTAAGAATTGTAAGTTTGATTGTTGGGATTGTAATTACTGTGATTCTGTCGTTCAATCTAGAATGAAAAAGAACGACAGACATTTTGACGATGATATTAAATTAGTATTAGAATCTATTGATAAAGCAGCAAGAAAAGAAAGTAATTTTGTAGAGGAAGGATATAAGTATGAAGGTTTGTCATCTAACATAGTAAGACATTTTTTAAATAATCTATTGTCTAAACCTGATGCAATCTATATGGAGTTAGGAGTTCATGCTGGTAGTACATTCTATGCTGCTACTATGAATAGAGATGTAGAATCATTTGCCATAGATAATTATTCTGAAAAAGAGATATCACCTTTTAGAGATGAAGTAGAAATGGAAGGGTATCAAGATCCTAAGAAAACATTCTGGGCAGGATTACAGGAGAAACAATATTTTTGTGCTAAGTCAATACAGGATCTAACTCCTAGAGATATACACAAACAACCTAATATAATTTTCTATGATGCAGATCATGACCCACAATCTCAATATGATAATCTTACATTTTTAATTCCTGCATTTGCAGATAAATTTATTCTTGTTGTTGATGATGCTAACTTCATGGGAGTTGTACAATCATCTGAGTTTTGGGTAAAAGAACACAAACTTAATTTATTGTTCGAGAGAAAAATATTAACTAAAGTTCCAGAAGATCCCAATGGTTGGTGGAATGGTATACATGTTATGGTTATACAAAAATGAATTCATTTAGACATCAATATATGATAGTTCATCTTGATGATGATTTTTATCCACAATTAGAAAAAGCAATAGCACCTTATACTGACTACGAATCTTGTAAGACAGATCAATGGGATGGTTTAAAATATAAAGGAGAGAAACATAAGGATAGAAGTTCACAGGCATGTTGGATAGATGATAATGATGTCTATGCGTTGATGGATGGTCTTGTATATTTTGCTAATAAAAAATGTGAATGGAATCTAGATGTTAATTTTATAGAACCTTTACAACGAACAAAGTATGAGGTAGGTGATTTTTATGATTGGCACATTGATGAGGTGAACTGGACAAAAGGTAAGAGACCTAATGATATGATACGTAAGTTAAGTTTTACAGTTCTATTGAATGATGATTTTGAAGGTGGTGAATTTGAAATACACACAACTCAGAAAACTGTGCTAGAATTAAAGAAGAAAGATGTGGTAGTATTTCATGCTGATACTCCACACAGAGTTAAACCAGTAACAAAAGGTATTAGACATTCTCTTGTAGGATGGATACAAGGACCCCCATACAAATGAAACATATATTATTTGATTTACGTGGATGTCTCTTTAAAAATCTTTTAGATGAAGAAGAGTTCATACATGACAGTTTGGTAAATGCAGCAATAGTTGCTAAGTCACCCTATCTAAA